GGTGGATCGTCGACTTCTTCGACGTCGGCTATGACGTCCTCGACCGGGATGACCTGACCACATCGTTCACTCGCTATCAGGACGGCTTCCGTATGACTGCGGCGTGGTTCAAAGACGCGCCGTGGATCGTCTTCAATGCTGGCTTCGAGATGCGCTGGTTCGAGGAGGCCACCGACGTGCCCATCACCTGCTGGGACGTCGCGTTCCTGAGGAAGGCCGTCGATGGGGGCGGGGGCTTCAGCCTCGCTCAGGCCCTGAAGGATGCCTTCGACTACGACATGCCAAAGGAGGAGCAGGCCAGCGACTGGTCGGCCGAGCCCCTGACCCAGAGCCAGCTCGACTATGCTGCAGACGACGCGATCTGGACGTGGAAGCTCTGGCAGTACTGGTCCGAGAAGGTCGATGAGATCGAGGGTGACCAGTGGGCCGCCTTCGATCTCCTCAACGACATGCAGCCCGCCGTGCTGGAGATGCAGCGGTCTGGCATGAGGCTCGACCCCAAGCGTCACGCCGAGGTGGTCGAGGGATGGCAGCGCTTGGAGAAGCTCCGCGTCGAGGCGATCCGTGAGGTGATCAGCGTAGACGATATCGAGAACCTCAACTCGAACTCGCAGTGGTCCGACTACTTCAACCGCATCCTCCCCGACGACTACCTCGACATCTGGCCGAAGGGCGAGAAGTCTGGCCTCCTCTCCTTCTCGAAGGGCGCCATGAAGGAGGTCATCGGTATCTTCGGCGACAGTCCCATCGGCGACGTACTGCGGAAGAAGCAGGAGCTCGTGAAGATCCGTCACTGGATCTCGAACTTCGGCTGGAACCTGATCAGGATCGCGGAGAACGATCCTAATGGCAGGATCCACGCACGCTACAACATCGCTCAGGCTCGCACCTGCCGCTTCTCCTCCTCCAGCCCAAACCTGCAGCAGATCCCGAGGGACACTGATCTGCTCGGCGAGTTCGTCAGCGTGCGGCAGTCCTTCATCGCGAACCCCGGCAGCGTCCTCGCGTCGCTCGACTACAGCGGCATCGAGCTCAGGGTCCTCGCCCTCCTCTCCGGCGACGAGCAGCTGCTCGAAGACGTCATCGATGGCGACGTCCACCTTGAGGTCGGGTCGTTCTGGCAGGGCCGGCGCCTCGACAAGTCGGTCAAGGCCGACAAGGAATGGCGCTCAAAGGCGAAGGGCGTGAGCTTCGGTATCATCTACGGCTCGACCGAGCTGGGGCTGGCGGGCACCATGGGCGTCTCCATCGCCAAGGCCGAGGAGCTGATGGGCTTCTGGGGCGAGCGCTACCCGAAGGCCATGGCCTATCGCTACGCCGCTCAGGAGCAGGCTCAGGCGGACGGAGGCTACCTCAGGGTGGTCGATGGAGGGACCATCTACATGGGCAAGCGTGTGAAGAGCACGCAGGCTGCGAACTATCCCGTGCAGCGCGGCGCCCTGTCGGTGATGGCGAAGGCCATTGCCCGCCACAAGGAGACGCTCGACAGCTGGCGCGACGCCGGCCACCCCGCAGGGAGGGAGACGAGCTTCCTCTCCACGATCCACGACGCGCTGATCGACGAGACCCAGCCCGAGCACGGAGAGGAGGTGCTGCGCGCCATGGCCCGTGACATGACCGACGGATACCTCGACATTTTCCCCGGCGCTCCGACGCACCGCCTCCTAGAAGGTGGCGTTGGTCCCTCGTGGGGTGAGCTTGAGGAGCATGAGATCGAGGGGGCTTGACGGCCCCCTCACGATCTGTATACTGGGCGGGTAATCAGCGAAAAGGACCACCACCATGTCGCATCCGCACCTCATCACCGACGCCGACGCAGCTCTCGACTTCATCTTCGGCGGTGCCGCCCGCTTCACCCTCGTCTCGAAGAAGACTGGGACGCGATACACCTACCGCATGAAGAAGTCGGATGGCGAGCGCCCCGTCTACTTCGCGCAGCTCCTGACCGGCCCGGACAACACGGCCGACTATGAGTACATCGGCTTCGGCAAGTACGGCCAGAGCGGCCTGATCGCCGGCCGTAAGGGCAACCCAAACCACCCCGCCTACCGTGCCCTTGATTGGGCGCTGCACAAGATGGGTGGTGGCGAGATGCCCGAGCAACTGGAGTTCTGGCACGAGGGCCGCTGTGCCCGCTGCGCCAAGGTTCTGACGGACCCTGCGTCCATCGAGCGTGGGCTTGGGCCGGAATGCGCAAGCAAGTGAAGCCCAAGCAGCGAAACCCTGTGGCGGCATTCAGCCGCCATCGCCATGCGGTTCACAAGGTGAAGCCGCGCATCATTCCGCGCAGGCGGAAACACAAGAAGGAGAACAGTAATGTCTGACATCAAGCAACAGCTGCTGGCGGAAGCCGGCAACATCGTGGACGGCGCCCGCCGCTCTGCCTACGGCACGCCGGAGGACAACTTCGAGAGGATCGCCCGCTTCTGGCAGGCCTACTTCGAGAACACCGGCCGCGCCGAGGTGCAGATCACTGCGGCGGACGTCTCGCCCCTCATGCGCCTGCTGAAGGAGGCTCGGCTCTGCGAGAGCCCTGACCACATGGACAGCTTCGTCGACATCATCGGCTACACCCTGACTGGGGCGGAGATCAACATGTCTCCGAAGCCGGTCGATCCGGACCCTCTCGTCCTCCACGCCCGGGAGCTCGAGGAGGGCGACTGCATCTCCTCGAAGACGTTCCGCGAAGACCTCCCGACCTTGGACAATGGGCCCCTCATCCTGTACGTCGAAACCGCAACGGATGACCTCATCCTTCTGGTGGCTGACAATACGGTCTACCCCTCGTCGTGGTCGCTGTCGCCTCGGGACTTCGACGAGAAGATCCTCGTCAAGCACAAGTTCTACTACAAGGGCTTCGCGAATGACGAGGACGAAGGCTGACACCTTATCGCCCAGCGCAAAAGAGAGGGCCCCGGGAGAGATCCCGGGGCCCTTTTACTGTCGGCGATAACTTCACTGTCCAGTGAATATCAGGGCTTGACCGTATAGCGCTCGACCTCGCCCTTCTCCTTGTCGTAGATGATCGCCTGCAGCTGAGCGCTGTTGCCCCAGTAGGCGCCGTAGGCGTCGGGCTCCGTGATGCAGGAGGCCTGTTCCTCGACCGTGACGTTCTTCTGGTCACGGTAGCGATACTTCATCGCCATCAGCAGGGCGATGTAGCTGTCCTCGTCGTGGTTGCCGCGCTTGATCACGATCCGCACATGCTTGTGCTTCTGCGCCGCCAAGTCTCCGACCACCACCATGGCCGTCGCAGTCATGTCGACGGCCTTGAAGAAACGGCCGTCGGTATCGAGGACGTGGCCGGAGGCGGGCGTCATTGGCTCCTTGCCATTGGCGTGCAGGGTGTCGCCGTTGTAGAAGAGGATGACCTCGTCGACGACGGGCATACGGAGCAGTAGGCGGCCTGCCCAGTCCTTCAGACGCTCCGTCGCGATGTGGAGGTCCCAGTCGCCATATCCCGTCTCCTTGCCCCACGCCCGAGCCCCTGCGTGGAGGTCGTTGATGGGGATGATCGCCTTCTTGTTGAAGCCTCCCGCCTCGTCCTTCTTCGTGGGCAGGCGGACTGCGGGGATATTGGATAGGACTGCGGCGACCTGCTCGGCGACGCTCTCACGTTCCTCCTCTTCCCTCTTGAGATTGACGTAGAAGCTGTATGTGAGGCCATGCTCGTCTTGCTTGTGGCTCTTCACCCACGCGCCATCCGGCGGCGTATCGAGATCCATGGCCGCCATTCCGGCGGCGATGCGGGGATCGACGCCCAGCTTCTTCTGCTCACGCCTGACGAGCTTACGAACCGTACTCTCGCCGACGCCATGCCTACGGGCGATGGCTGTGAAGGCGCCGTGTTGGGCGCCCTCTGCCAGCCATTCCTCGTAGTACTGCTGACCCTTGGTAAGCATTACTGAAGCACGCTCTTCTCGACAGGGCAGATGCGGCTCCGCTCCTCCATCCGGTAGTGGATGGTGTTGCCGTCGGGCGTCTCGAAGACGAAGCGCAGGTAGCCCTCAGCGTCACGGAAGCCCTCGACGTAGCTGTCGATGAAGTCGACCGCATCAGCGAACTGCTGCGGCCCGAGCGGATGGTCGATAGTATAGAAGCAGCCGCCGTCCTCACCCGGCACCTCGTCGATGATGCCCTGACCGTAGGCAACCTTTGCCGCGAAGAGCGCGAAGGCGACAACCACAACCACTCCGAGGATGTTCTGGTTATCCCCGACCCACTGCCTGATCTTCTCGAAGTCCATAGTCTCTCTCCTACTTGAGGCGACGGATCGCAAACCGTCCCACGTCGCCGATGATGATGGCCGGGACCAGCCAACTCGCCATCGACATGATCGTCGGTGGCAGAGCAAGGACATCCCACGGCATGTCGAAGGTGCTGTCGATGAAGATCGCAGTCCACCAGACACCGAAAGGGATGACGATGAAGTAGCGGCCCAGAGACGTCGCCGACCAGCGGTCGTCGTTGGCGAGCTCCGCCGCCTTGATCTGGGCCTCGATGCGGCTCTGCTGCCATTCCAGCTGCAGGCGGGTGTCGTTGTTCTTCGCCCTCAGGCGCTCGCGCTCCAGCGCAGTCCAGCGGGAGACGAGCATCTTGATGCCACCTCCCGTAAGCCAGCCGAGGATGGAGGTCAGGATACCCATCAGGTCGCACCTCCGTGGCGCTTGGCCCATGCATAACCCGCCTCAGCGAAAGCGGCGATCATGGCTGCAAGGAAGAGCCTGACGTCGTCGTCGAGGACGATGCCCTGAGATCCGAGGAAGCCAGAGGCGTAGCGTGCCGCGAGCCGCAGTGCGACGTAGGGGTGGCTCTGCACCCAGCCGAAAAAGTCCATGATGAAGCGCATCAGAACAGTCCTCCAATGAAGTTGCTGACCTTGTCCCAGAACACTGCGACGCCGACGGACAGAGCGCTGAAGATCGTGAATGCCCCGACGGCTACGTCGCCGCCGACCGGCCGCCTGCCCGCGAGCATCTGATCGTAGGGGATGCGGTCGATGACGTCGCCCCACTGGACGCGGAACGTCTTGCCCTTCACTCCCCAGACTGGCGTCTCGAGAAGGACAGGGGGCGGGTACTCGCCATTGAGGATCATGTCTGCCTCAAAGTTCCTGCGGCTGACGAGGGCGCTCAGGACGCGCTTCTTGCCGTTGACGGTCCCCTTGTTCCACTGCGTGGTGATGGCGACCGCACCCCTCTTGTCGCCCGCCCTCCACTTGCCGACGGCGCTGGAGGTGTGGGCGCCGCCGGTGTTGAAGTGCCAGCTGACGAGGCCGTCGAGCTCATGCTGCTTCAGGTTAGAGCCGAAGGCCTCGATGACCTCACGCTCATACTTCTTCAGGTCCTCGTCGAAGACGCGCATCGCCTCCTTGATGACTGCGTCGACGTTGCTGGGCATACCGGGCGTCATGCTGAGGGGGTCTGGCTCCCCAGCGCTGCGGGTATGCCCGATGCCCCACGTCAGGACACCGACGGCGTCGCGGTAGACTGCTGGGACGAGGCCCTCTTCAGCGGCTATGAACGCCGCGCCCTTCTGACTGGTCCTCATTGTATTTGACCCTCCTGTGGTCCTGTAGCTCGAATGCATAGAGGGCCCTGATGTCTGCCCTCAAGTCTGACACCTCCTTGTGGAGGCTGCGGAACTGCTCGAGGATCGCCCTCGTCTCCGCCTCCCTGACTTCATCCCTATGCGATAACTGGTCAGCCATCTTCTGGACTTTCGATTGGTTGGTGAAGATGACGCGGAACACGTAGACGAAACCACCTGCAACGGCGGCGCCGAGGCTGGCCCAGAAGGCGAGGCTGAAGCTCTCTACGCGCTCGATCCATGACATCATGGGCGCCCCCGAAGGGCCTCCTTGATCG